GTAAATGACGTTAACAGACAGATAAACGTACCTAGGTACGATGTAGAACTGAAACTTCAGGTTCCCACAGTGCCCGAAACTTCTCGAAAGAAGACACTGCTGTAGCCATAGCATTCATGTACTCACAAGCGTCCGCATCAGACACTGTAGTAGCATAACGCTCTCGCAACGCGCCTCCCACATTACGCGTCCACACTCCCGAACGCATGTAAAATTTACAATCACGTTCCTGCGACAAGAACTTGTTCTCCCACACAGACTGGTCCGCCACAGCGGACACCGCCACAGACCACCTCTCAGCACGTTTAATTGGATCTGGGTAAGGACGCACCACACGTGCATCCACATCGTACTCAAAGAAATGCGAACAGAAGTAAGGAAACTGCGGCAGAATAAACTTAGATTGCAAATTAAAAACTTGCCCGAGTACACCAATCGACTCTTGCGTAGCAACAATCTTCCGAGCCACCACCAAAGAATCGTCGCCTACAAAAGCAGCGCAATCCACCTCGGTACCTCGATACGCATATGCCACAGAAATTATATTGACTATTCCGTTGGCAAAAGACGTAGCACCATCACCCGAACGTTGCTGATTCTCTACTGTCAACTTAATACCCAACGCCACGGCCCGCAACGTCGCTTGTCGTTGACCTTTCATCCACCTGGTGAGTAACTCTTCGTTCATACCCAACTGCTGGTATACATGTTCTTTGAGTCGAACACAAAACTCCTGTTGGGACTTGTCGAACTTCGAGAAATCATTCTCCAGGAACTTCACCCAAGCGTGTTCGTCCCACTTATGCCAGCGAGCTAGGTGTTCGGCTACGTCCCCCACATCTTTCAACATAGCCAGCATCCAGTTCGGTTTCAGCAGACTCAAAAACCGCCGAGTCAGCACTCGGAACACCGAGCTGTACAAAGCTGACAGATGTTTATCTTGGTACGCGATCACCTGAGGTGCCACCAATTCGCGCAGCGGTTTTGTAGACATCGGAGGTTTAGCGTCTGCCTTCAGCATCAACATGTAATCCGCCTCGTTCTTGTTATCGACCGCATCCTGGAACTCCACCAGTTCCTTTGCCAGACGTTCTAGAACACCGGGTTGAGCTTTTACTGTCCACGCAGCCAACACTTCTTTCTCAAAACCCACGGTGTCCTCCCTGAACGCAGCCAGACGCTCGCGCACGTCAGGCAGACAAGCCATACGCAAGAAATTCTCCCATACATCACTCAACACAGCTTCCTGATCCACAGGTTCTGCTATGTACGGCGTAGCCAAATTGCGCACACCCACTCCCAGCAACGTACCTCCTTTCGTCTGACACCACTTGGCTACATTGTATGCCACCAACTTTGACCGAAACAATTTCGAAACGGCAGGTGGAGGATCGGTTTCCAGAGGCATCTCCATATGTCCCTGTAAGAGCCACTCTTGCCCTTGATACGCCAACTGTGCTTCGTCCTGTTCAGTGGTAACCTCGGCCAATGGCAACACACGTTCATGGAATGAATTTATTGTAGAAATGTACGTCGGGTCTTCGACGAAATTCACCGGCAATTCAGGAACTTCCTCAACAGGTGGTACCACAGGACGATCGAATCGGAATCTGTCTTCTATGGCACTACTGAGTGAATCCAAAGCAGCCGACGCAGCCACGAAACTCACACCGGCCGGTGTCATAGCAGGCAACTCTTCAATCTCTACCACATCCAGAACAGCAGCTGGACTACGCACCACCACTGCAGCGACTGGTTTCAACACGTCCGGTACCGCACGTCCCACACAGACAGGTAGACACTCCCAGTCTTCCTGCTCGGCGGCTGCGACACACAACCTCGCTCCCCGGGAACCTGGTATAAAATTGCGTGCGACTGGTTTACCACACAACCAACGTCTCCAAGAAACGCCCAACGGGCGCATGGCATCCTCGTACAACAAGTACTGTGGACAATCGGCTATTTCCAGCACACCAGGACCGGGTTTACCGCCCCACAACGCTTTACGCGTTTCAAGCCACTCTCTAAACCCGCTGAACAAAAAATCACTCAACCCCGACGCCAACCGAGACACACTCTGCGACAATACGTACCACAACCTGACTGCCGTACCTGCCTTAGCCATCAACTTAGCTGACGCCAACTGGGACATCAACTCTGCTGACAATTTGTTCATTTCGTAACGAGTGACAAACGCCTTAGCAAACACCACCGCCACCAAATTAACTGCATCTTCTTCAGGTATTGGTTTGACCACCATAGTATGCATGCCTCTGAAGATCACCTTCCCATCTGCACCGCGTTGCATACGAGCCATCATGCCTTGAAGTGCGTTAGTGAACTGATCCTTTTCCAATGCAAGACAATGTAACAATAACTTGTCATACAGCACGCGATCGAAATTCCATACCACTGGCACCCATGAAGACTCCAGCCCAGGGTTAGCTTCCACAGAACGCAGTTTCTTCCAACGCACTTGCACTTTACCAGAAGCCCAAGGCATCTCCAGAGCGTGTTGCGTGGCGACGCCAGAAGCAGCACCTGCCGTCAGCGTTTTCGTAACCATCACCTGGAGCACAGAACCTCGCAACGCGCGCAGCTCGAAAACATAACGTTCTCCACACACATCCATGTACGTTTTCGCCAACCACTCGTGCCACACATCAGCTGCCACCACGGGCGCACCCACATTGCCCTCAGTGTACATGAATTTCACTTCACCACCGTCGCGATGGTACCCAACATCCATATCAGGGAAGAATCCCGAACGATGCTCGAACATCACAGGGTTGTAAAGCATGTTATAAAACCCGACTTCTGCGCCAGACTGTCGCATCATGTGCACGAAATGGTATCGGCTCGTGGGGTACATAGTACCATCGACCACCAGAGCTTTACTGCGTACACCACAACCAGGATCACAACACACCCCGAAATGTGTGCCAAACAGCCAGTCGTTATATGCCTTCGCATCGCTGACAAACCTTGCAGGTGGACCACCAGCACCCTCACCTGTCTCACCACTAAGCGCTATGAAATCTTGACACGCTTGGTAATTCGCGTGCATAGCGTCAGCATTAGACGACACCACCTCCATATGCACGTTGCGACTACCGGCCAAACACACGTTCAGAAAGCAATCACCCAACACGACCACTGTGTCTGCATAATTTTCTGCGGTCGCACGAGCATACTCCAATGCCAACATACGTTCCAACTCGAACTCTGGGTGCAACGCAGGCCTAATACCAGCGGCTACCACACCCAACTCCGGGTACAACCCACTGCACCTCGACTTTGCTTCAGGTGACACATAGAAGGGCACAACCACCTGTCGCGCTTTCACTTGTCTGGCCACCTCACCGTGCGCCTTACCACGCAGTACTTCCATCAACTGTGCCGTTTTGTGACTGTACAAAGCCGACTGCCTATCCACCAAAGCCATACCTGCCAAACTCGCACCCACCGAACCAGAAAAAATCGACTCCGCATCCGCCATTACGAGTAAACCACGAATGTTGTTTTGTTTTGTTTTGTTTTGTTTTGTTTTGTTTTGTGGTCCGTAGACCTTCCTTCCG